CACCAAAGCTAGACATTTGGTAAAGAGGCATTTCTACCTTCTGAGCCATAGCCCAAAGGTCCACTGGACCTAAATCCATTGGTTCTGCATCCTTCAACATGTTAACCAAGTGGTAAGAGTCTACATGTGACGTAGCATTGTACGCGGTATCTCGTAGAAATATACCATTGTTTAAAACTGGAGTTGCCATTGTTTATTTGTTTTTATTTGTTACTATTTAATTAAAATCTCTTGAACAAGTTATTTGGTCTTGAGATTGTTCTTTGCTGTGTTTGTTTTGCAGAAGGTCTTCTTTGCTCAGGTTCATCATTTGGAGATGATGATGTAAGCTTTCTAGACTCTTCTGTTTTTAACTGTCTTACAGTTTTTTCAATTGCTTGTTTACTTCCTTGTTCTTTTACTTTAGCTTTATACCCATTTGGATCAGATAATAACCATAGTGCTTCTGCAATTAAGTCATGTCTTGGTTCCACAAATTGATACTTCTCTAGTAAATGTCCAAGCAAGTTAGTTTGTTTACCAGAAATTGAAGGATAGCTTGGTTGAACTAATCCTGAGTAAAGTAAGCTTTGTACTTTTCTATCTAGTTTTACTCCACCAATTTCACCTTTTGCAAGTGTATTATATACATTTTCTGTGTATGCTCTTGCTGCTTTTTCTTGTTGAGCCTTCTTTTGTTCTTGTTCAGCTAACTGTCTTGCAACAATTTCTTCTTGCATTCTGTCTAACTTTGGTTTAAACTGATTAGCTTTTTGTCCTAATTTATCTAAGTCAGCCCAATCTTGAATCTCTTGTTCAATCTCCTCAGCTGTTCCAAAGTTTGTAGCATAAAGATACTGTCTTGCAATTTCAGCTTGATCATTCTCATTATCTGGATCTAACTCAAACATTTCTTCTACTTGAGCAAGTGTTCTGAAAAGACCTTTAAGATCTTGTCCACCATCAGCTACATACTTAGCTGCAATCTGAAGTTCTTCTGGTAGAGACTGAAAGAATTCTTTTGGTGTGTTTGCTCTTACTTTAGCTTCTCTTTCATTAAAGTTAGCTTCAAATAACTCTCTGAAATCTTTAGTAGTGTATTCTTCTAATGGTTTATCATCATCAAAAGGAATAAGCTCACCTTCTTCAATCATTTTTTGAGCTAGCTCATAAAGACCTGATTTATCTACTTTAGGTCTTCCTTTGTTACCAGCTTCTTCTTCTTGAGTTATTAGACCATCAAGCTCAGCTATTGTTTCTTCAACTTCTGCTTTCTTTTCTGCAGCTTCCTGTTTTTCTTCAGGAGTTGCAGGTTTGTCAAGGAACGTAGTGTCTATATTCTCAGAAGAGAACATTGACTTTGGTTTTTCTTCTTCTTTACCATCTGATGGAAGCATAACACTTTCAGCACCTGGTATTCCAAAGATCTCATCAATATTTACATCTACTTGTTCTACCGTTGTAGAATCTTTCACCTCATCATTGAGGTCTTTTGCTTCATTACTCATTGTTGTTGGTTTTATGTTATACTTTAATATACAAAATAAACTTGATAAATTTAAAAGATCAGAAATAAAAATTTTGCATTATATAGCTAAAGGTTATTTCTTTTCTTTAGAATTTTTGTTATCAAATCTGTTTTTATTAGTTTGAGCTACCTGTAATTGCTTATCAGCTATCTCTCTTTGTACTTGTAATTTTTCTCTTTCTATGTTATTCTTATCTCTGTCAAGCATAACTCTATTGCTTTCTTTTTGACTTTGTAAGTTAACTTGAGATTGGAACTCTTCAGATTTTCTTATTTGATCCATTTGATCTGCAAAGTCTGACTGTTGGTTCTGATTAATATCAGCCATAGATCCATACCCAGCAGCTCTAATTTCAGCAACTAAAATATCTCTTTGTCTATCTTTCTCTTTCTCAGCAGCTACAGCATCAAGTTTCATTTTTTCAATCTCTTGTTGTTTTTGCATTTGCTCTTCTTGCATTTGCTGTTGACTTTGTAATTCCATTTCTTTATTCTTCTGAGCTTTAGCTTCAGAATCTTTAAGCACAGTATTAAGTTGAGCAATAGAATCTGATTGTACAATTCTACCTAAATCATATACAGAGGCTCCAGTAGTATTGTTATTCATAGCCATTTGTTTTAATTGTTCTAAAATAGCTCTATGATTTGCATTAGTACTAACAAATATATTAAGATCACGCATTAAAAGTTCTGTTCCATTAATTTGGAAATTAACTTTTTCATCTGCAGATGTAATATATGTTAATCTTGTAGATGGTTTAGTTGCATGATAATACTGAGCTAAGTCTGTACGCATCTGGTGAACTCTTGGCATTAAGTAATCACAGTGCTGAATAAAGAATACTTCTGTTTGAGCATATGATGCTGCTACCGCTTGTTCAACACCTGTAGCAGTCTGTTGTGATATTTGCTGCCCCATTCTTTGTGGATTAACACCTATAACTTCATAAGCTTGTTGCTTAAAGTGATTAGCTAATTGTATCCTAGACATTAATCTCTCTGTCTGAGATAAATCTAGTTTTTGGAAATGCTGGAAGTTTAATGCATTCTCAGTGTTTGTAATAGAAGTATCCAATGGTAACATCTGGAAATTCTTCATTGCTACATATGCTTTAGCTAGATTACCTTTTCCCCAATCTTCTCCTAGAGAGTGTCTTGGTAAAGTATTCTGATCAAGCATAATTATAGTACCTAATTCATCTACTAGTATATCAGCTATCTGATTATTAACAATGTTATATCCAATCTGGTATGGCTTCATTAAGTCAATAAGTGCTGTGGATTTGGTATTTCTGTCTGAAAAAACTGCGCCCTCTACAGGAAGTTTACAACCATATAGAGTATTATCTCCTTTAAACTGAAACTTAATTGGGCCAATTTTATTTCTATCTATACCTATATATATTGGAGCAAAGCCTCCAGGATTATTCATACCCCAGAAAGATGGAATATTAGGTCCTATTTTAACACCACCCCAAACTTCATTAATCCATATCCAATCTATGTGTTCTCCATAAACTAGATTATCTTTAGTTTTATTTTTAAAGAGTCTGGTATCATATATTGGTTTATCAGTTACTTTATAATCTTCTGTGATTATATCATTGAAAACTTCTCCTGACTCTGATATTTTAGTTAAGTGTCCTACTTTTCTTTGAGATTTCCAATATACTGTAGATACTCTTAATAAATATGCTGTACCTTGATCATAGTAATCTTCTCCTTCAGAAAGTATTTGAGCAATAACATCTCCACCTTCAAGTACATTTCCTGTCATAGCAGTAGTATACTGACGGTATCCTAGAGATGGCATATTAGTATTCCACTCATGAGATTTGGTTCCATCATAGAAACTACCATCATTCTGCATACCACCAATGTTATAACCAGCAGATCTAATTGGATACACAGCTTCAAGAGCTGCTAATTGTTCTTCAGTAAGAATGTAACCATATCTATCAATAACATCAGATGGTGTCATCATATCTGTTTTACCAACCCAGTTTGCTTGTGATATATATCTGGCATCTGGAGACTTGTGATAAAATGTTATAGCTGGATTCCAAAGTTCTACTTCATAATCATCCTCCATCATGCGGAAATGCCAGAACTCTCTGTCTGTAATTAACATGTCACGGAAACCTCTTTCTTCTAACTCATCCATGTTAAATCTTTCAACATCCACTTTATGTTGGTGAGTAGCCCATTCTTCTACCATAGATTTATAATCCTTACGGAAAAACATCTCTATTTCTGGAAGTGACTTTAGTTTTTCTGGACTTACTTCTTGCTGAAATTCTTCAGACTCAGGATCCATACCCTGTTCTATAAGGGCAGCTTGTATTTTCATTTGAGCATCAGAAAGTAAAGTTTCTTCTACCATCTTTCTTTTTTGCTCAAGCATCTCATTATATGAGAGTTCATCCATAGCTCTATAAGTAACCTTGCTAGATCTTTTTGCAAACTCAGCTACTAGAACATTAATAACATTTGGTATAATTGGATAAAACTTTAGTTCTAATGCTGATGCATCTTCTTTAGTTAGTATATCAACAATATCTCTATATTCATTATCTTCTTCTACTATGTAATCTGACTTATCAATAATACCTTTTGCCAACTTATAATTTTTCATTAGTCTGCGGGCATTTCTACGGATTTGTTTTAGTCCTTGCCATTCATGCCAGTCAAGATTCCAAGCAGCCCATTCATCATCTTTTTCTTTTTTTGGTAAAAACTGTAGGGGTTGGGTAATAGTACCCATTCTATTGCTTTGGGTTCTAGCTCCTGACTTAGCTTGTAGTGCATTTATTATTTGCATAATCTTTTACTTTATATTTTTAAATGGTGATCTTTTAATTGATTGACCATTTGATAATTGTGATGATCCCATATGACGGAACATACTCTTATTTAATTTAAACAAATTTTCTGACTTTTGCAAGTTTTTGGCTGCATCATCCATGATTGTCATTCTTGCATAACCTTTATTTGATTCTTGTATTCTTAAAAATGCAACAAGAGCTGCAAATGAAACTAGTCTATCCACATTGACTCCATCTGCATATTCTCTCATTTCTTTGAGTAACATTGGATCTGGAATCCTTTCTATACCATATTTTGTTTTTACAATAGTACCATCTGGTTTTGTTTCTATATCTATTTCTTCTTTACAATATTCTATAGCATAACTAAGGAGATGTGCTTTAAATAATGTACCAGTATTTTTCCAACCATAGTCCTGGAATACATTGGCATTAGATCCAAGATCTTTTAAAAACATAATCTGACTTTTAGGTACCAAATACTTTTGTCTCTTGTTATGCATCATATACTGGATAAATAATGAAATGTTGTTTTCAATTATTGTCCAGGCATTATACCACTCTATTATTAGTGCTAACCTTTGATGAGTTTTATTTATATCATCAAATCTACCACACCATGCTGCTACAATTTTGCTTTGTTCTATATATGTTTCAGTTTCAGTACCTGTGACTTTTTGTACTTGAACTGAAGCTTTCATTACATATATAGAACATAATGAATCTGAGGTAGTTGTCTTTCCTTCTGATACAGGGTCAATAGATGCATAGTAATGTTTACCAAATTCAGGATTAGATATAGGTCTTTCCCATACAACTAATACACCTGTTTTATCTTCTGTTTTCTTAGATACGGGAAACTCAGATATAGGTCTTTTGTTTGTTGGCATTACAACTGGCTTTCCATTTTCATCAGCACTTATGTCTAGAAACTCATATGCATATTCTTTTTCTTCTATTCTTCTTTCTTGTGCTGCAAGTAAGTGAGTAGGAAATACAGATACTGTTCTATGATCAAAGGCCTCTTTAATATTTCTTGGATGCTGAGATATCCGGAGCTGATAGTCTTCTGGAGTAAGTTCTTTTTTCCATTTCTCAAACTGTTCATCTAATGCTTTTAATGCATCTTCTACAAGTGAATTACCATAAGCATCAATGTGTGGTGGCATTGACCATTGCTCAGGAATAAATAAACCTGACAAACCAATAGTACCTTTATCATCTATAAGATCTGTTTCTACTGCATAGATATCTTTAGATAATGGATTAAGTATCATATCTCTTAATGGATTACACTGAGATAAATCACCCACAGATCCTGCAGCTATAAACATACCTGTAGTAATAAGTCCAGATCTCATGGCCGGGCGCATGTACTCATATGTCTGATCCATCTTAGGAGCAATTCCAGCTTCTTCATGAAAGAAGTATTTAACCGGACCCCCTACACCATTTGTTGGATCTTTCTCAAATGACATACCTTGTATAGTACCTTTAAGACCCACTTCAGCTTTTCTATCTCCTTTTCTTACTTCAATCTTCTGTTGCCACATCATTACTTTATCTGGAGACATAGGTCTATACCATGCAGTATGCTCATTTAAGAATGCTGCATATTCTTGTAAGAATTTCCAGGATCCTTTTTCATTGATATAATCTTTAAGACTAGCACCCATCTTTAAAGTGACTCCAGCTTCAAACCATTGTTGATTTATAAACTTACCCATGTGATAGTAAGAAGAGGCTATCTGCCGTTTCTTTAAGATAGCAGCATGTTTGTAGTTTATTTCTGCTAATAGTTCATATAAAGCCATGTGATACTGAGCATCCCTAATCTTAGCAAAACCAAACTGTTGTATCTCTTTATCAAAGATAGGTAAGAAGTTTAACCACATGTAATATTCTCTAGCTACAAACCATGTATTATTAGCATCTTTTACTATAATACCTTTACGGCATTTAGCTTTTTGGTCATCCCAGTAATTTATGTAGTCTTTTGATTTGAATGGAGCTGTAGTGTATACTCCATCTTTTTTGAATTTAAGTGACTCAGATATGAAAACTTTATTTGTAGTTTCATTGAAGTTGTACTTACCTGGTTCTTTAAATACTCCAAAGATAAAGTTGCCGAACTCCTCTCTGGATTCAAAACTTGTAGTTGTCCAGTTTCCATTTTCATAGGTTGGTATGTCTTGGTAAATTTCACTCATTACATATCATATGCTAATCCTTGACCACCTCTTACTCTACTTTGTTGTTCTTCTTGAAGATCTTTATAAGCACCTTTAAAAGATTGTCTAATAGCTTCATAGTTTTTAGCTGCACTAATAAGAGAGTTTATATTACCATCTCTACCTGCAGTAATTGTAGTTACTTCCATATATCTTGCTAATCTATCTAACATAGATGCAATACCCTTGTATGCTCTAGATGTTGGTGTTTCATACATTCTCTCACAGAACTTTAATGCAGTAAATATACTATCATCTTCTGTTGAGAACTCCCCTTCTATCTGCTGCATAATTAAATTCTCTTTGTCTATATCTGGTGTATAGAAGAAAGGATTCATATCTGGATTAGGACATGTCATGTAGAATAAGTACTGATATATCTTAAGATAATCTTCTGGATACTCATCCATTATATCTTTCAGAGCCTTCAGAGTATAGCAATGTTCTGTTGGTACAATGATATTATTCTGTATGTCAAATAGTTTGATTAACATGCTTATTTCTTTTTAATTGGATTATCTTTCATATAATGAATAATAGCTTGTACTTCATCTACTAAATAAGGTACAGCAATTGGTATAACTTCTTTTATAACTGGTTCTCCATTTTCATCTTTCTTAGTTATTGGATATCCCCAGTTATCTTCAGCCTCTACTTCAAATACAACATGATGTATAAATATTCTTCCTGGTTTTAGTTTAGGATTATGCTTTAATATAATATACATATAAATACTCAATTGTAGAGCATAATGATAGAAATGACAGTCATCTAAGTTATCTACTGGTGGTAGCATTTTATCCGGCATACCCTCCCAGTTCACATAAGATTCCATATCTATCTTTTTATTAGTCTTGTAGTCAGTGATATTTACTTTACCATTGACTACTTCAACTAAATCTGATTGGCCACATAAGCCTGCTGACTTAAGATAGACCATATGTTCTGGATACACGCCTGGTTCTAACTTTTGACTTGGAGCCATTCTTATACCATTATTCTCACCAGATGGTTTAAATACAGGTATAGTAACTCCTTCTCTTTCTAATGAAGCTAAAGAGCATAAGTCATCTTCTCTTTGGTTATGGTACCATGTACCTAAGGTAGTAGATCTGTCTGCTTCATTAGTCCATATCTGCTGTATAATAACAGGATCAATACCAAACCATTTTGACTTTTTATTCTTGCTAACTTTCTCTGCAGTTTTTTTAGCATCAAAAGGTTTTTTAAAAGCTGATACTACAGAGGTAACACTTATCCAGTTGATATTCTCATCTGGAGTCAAGCTTTTATAGCTATGATCTGCTGCATTAAATACTATACTCATTTCTTTAATTGTTCTATAGCAAGTATTGCTATGTTAAAATTATCTATGTCTTCTGATCTCAACATAGTTATCAAACTTTTTGCTGTCTCAGAATCTACTTTACCTCTGCTCTCCATCCACTCTACAAAACCTACAGAATTTTCTATAGACATGTAATGTGCAAGTTTGTCATTAGTATCTGTACTATACATAATGTTAGGGCCTTGTGCAGCCATACCATCTGTTTGAAAATGTTCCCAATTATGCATTTTCAGATTCATCTAATGCATCTAACTCATCTTCTTTATCTTCTGTAGTAAGTGCTTCCCATTTACCTAGTGGACATGATGAGGATAAAGATCTTGTTTTAAAGTTAAGTGAACACCCGCATTCATTACAGCAAGGAGCAGTACCTTTAACAGCACACTTCCTACCTTTGTGTTCACAGTCTTCACAGATAGAATATCTTAGTCTTGCTATTTCTTCTACAGTCTCATCTCTAATAACTGAATTAGTTATTCCTTCAATTATTTGGTTTCTATTCTCCCAGATTAGTTTTAATGTATTTTTCATCTTTTTCTTTTTTAAAAGTTTGTCTTCTTTGTTCTTCTAACAGGATTTTCTGTTCTAGTACTATTAAGAGGTCTAATTTTAATTCAATTCTTTTTTTATTAAAATATGCACCAAATGTTGATGTATCATGATTTTCTAAAGATTTTTTAAACCTTGGTATTGACTTTTTTACTGTAGATGCTTTTGTTATAAAATGACCTAGCCCTTCAATATTTATTCTTGGATGAACTAAGTTAGTTAAACATTCTCTTACTTTTTTATAATAAAAATCAATACAATGTTCTACAAGTGTTTGATCAATTTCAAGATCTTCAGAAACTTGTTTATATAGGCTAGATGCTTTCTTGGGTATCATTCTGACCAAAGAATTTATAATCTAACAATATATTACCTTCTGTTTGTATCTTTAGTTCTGGATTAATACTAATAATTTTTTTATTGTCTTTATCTTTTAATACTAATCCATTTTTCTCAGCTTTATTAATACAGTTTCTCACAGTCTGTGGTGTTTTAAATATCCACTCCTCTTCAGAAGATGCATCATAACAAAAGTTAGTTAACTCTATTGGTTGATTAAAACTAAGCAAAGTCAAACAGTTTAAATCAGAATCACTCATTGTTATACGGTTAATATAACAATGAGTTAAAATCTGAAATTTTACAACATCCCATTTAGGCATTTTAACCCTCTTTTGTACTTGGTTTACAAGTGCCATGGTTTATTGTTTTTTAAGCTTTCTTTCTTTTGGTGCTGGTTTTTCACTCATTGCAAGATCTTCTCTTTCACTCTCTTCTTCTTCAAACTCTTCATGATTCTGAGGATTCATCATCATAGCCATTTGAACTTGAAACTGTGCTCTTCTAAATCTTACTTCATCTATCTCAGCAAGTTTTTTTTCATAGTTAAGTTGAGCATCTAAGTAAGGAATTGATTCTTCATAGAATCTAAGCATGTCAGCTTTTTTTTCTGCTAATTCTTCAGCTGATAGTTCCATTTCTGGTGCATGTTGGTTCATGTTTTCCATTTTATATATTTTAAAAGTTTAGACAAATATACAATAAAAGTTTAAACAAGATATATTTAAAACAAAAAATCCAGGTATATAAAGTACCTGGATTAGTATAAATAGTATGTATTAGTTAAAGTCCTGGAACTCTTCTACTTCTATTATAACTTCTTACTGTCTGTTTGTTACCAGGACATTTTTTCTTCTTTCTTCTTTTTGGTTTACCTGGTCCTTCTTGTACCATTTCATAGCATTCACCACTTGCAGTATCTGTTATACCACCTACTTCATAACTCTTCATTGACCTAATCATTGGTGCAGGTCCTCCTTTTTGCATTGACTTACAAAATACTGTAGCATCTGTAACTCCTTTTAAACCATGTTTCATAACTATCCTTTTTTATTGTATTTAGTAACTTTTTTATCAAAATCCCATACATTTCTGCCTCTTTTAATAAAACCAGTACCTCTAGGTTGTTGTACTAACTGTCTTGTTTCATTAACTGTTTTTATTTTGTCACCTTTTTTATTATATACATCTACTGTTTTTTCAGCATAACCTGGACGTGGTGCAACAGTTCCTGTTGTTTTTGATTTTTCTTTCCAACCTTCAGTTACTCTTGTTCTACCAGTTAATGGATTTTTAAAAGATTTAGTTTTAGGTGGATCACTTTTTACACTAGTACCATTTTGAGCTTTAACCAATTTTTTAGTTTTTGGTTTTTTAATTATCTTTTTCATAGTTATCTATTTTTAATTGTAAAGTTTAAAATAGTTAAGAGATAAAATTCTCTTGATAAATCTATCTCTAGTGAAAATAAATCTAAACTAGACACTCTTAATCTTATCATCACTTTATCCCACTGCTTTCTTGAGCTGTTCCAGTTATTTCTTAGTTTCATACTATAAGCTTAATAACATATCAATTAATTCTTGCTGCGGGAACATATCTACTTTACCTCTCAATACATTAGTGTGAGAATACATTCCTGGAGTTTTATTAGCTCTATCTAGATCTAATACATCAAATCCATCAGCTCCCTTAGCTCTAACATATTCTACTAAACCTACTCTAGGATCAATATCATATTTCTCAGCTACAAATAAGATCCATTGTTTTAATGTTTCTATTTGAGCATCTGAGTATTTATGCCAAAACTGAAATCCACGGAAAGGTTTAGCTAGCTTAACTATTTGAGCAGGATTAGCTGGAGTATTAACATAAGTCTTTCCATTAACAATCTGACCCATGTTACATACTTCAATAGCTACAGAGTTTCTATGCATTACAGAGTTACCCGTACCTGTATGCCATCCGTATCCTCCTTCTGGAAAACATTGGATTAGTTCACCATCATACTTAGTATTACCATCTTTAACAGACTGTCCACCAAGAATAAACTCAGTAGCTACGTTACCTCTGTTATCTCTAGCCCACATATCAGCTACTTGATAAGGATTCTCCCATCCTGCTGTGTGATGTAAGAATATCCATTGTTTTTTTACAGGACCAGGGAAATAAGTTCCTACCGGCATGTAATGTTTCTTAATCTCTAATGCTTTTTCTACTTCTAGATTCTCTGCATTGTCTGTATTAAGAATACCCATGTGAGCCCAAGTCTTAGGACCAACAATACCATCTGCTACTAAACCATTTTTCTTCTGATATGATTTAACTGCAGATTCTGTTTTAGGTCCAAAGATTCCATCAGCTGTAAGTTTTAAAAATTCTTGAAGAGTGACCACTGCTGGGCCCTTACTTCCTTTTTTTAAAACATCCATTATTACTTACGGTTAAATTTTTTACTCATCATATGAGCAACCCATTTACCAACTCTTTTTAATGCAGGAGTTTGAGCTTCTACTTTAACTGTAGTGCCTTCATTTGTTTTAGTAACTTCTACATCTAATTTTCTAGAGTCTAGTACAAACTTCTTTTCTTCTTCAGTTGCATGCACTTCTACATCTGTATTAGGTGTATCTACTACTACATCTAATTTCTTGTCTTTTTTCTTAACACTTACTCTGGTTTTCTTAACCTTAACTTCAGCATTAATTTCCACTGGGGCTTTTACTTTCTTTGCCATTTTTCTTTTTTTTAGTTATTACTTCATCAAGATCCTTGTAATCTTCTACTGTTAATTGGGATAGTGTTGCTGCTACTGTTCCTGCAGTCACTAAATATCCAGCTACTGTTACTACAGTTGCTGGTAATGCTATAGGAGCTGCAATTACTACTCCTGCTGCTGCACCTACTGCAATAGCTACTTTCTGTACTTTCTTCCAGAACTTAGGTGTAGGAGCATTCCATCTTTTCTTTAAATTATTCATGTC